GAAATTAGTGAAATAGATCGAACAGTCCAGGTAGCTGCCGTCGAGAGGACCCCCGCCATTCTGCCCCTCTTTCAGATAGTCTTTCACCCAGCACACGACGCGGGGCGACGGCGGTGCGAAATGGCGCAAGCAGGCGATCGTGACGACGCCGCCCTTCGGCAAATACTCGGGCCGGAGCGTCATGGATTGTCCGGCATAGTTGGTGAGCTCGATCCACATGAAAGGCGATGTGTAGAGCTTACTGTAGTTCCTCTGCCAGTCGGAGTAGTTGGACCATCCAGCCATTGATAGCATGCCGTCGGGGAAAAACGTCTGCTGACGGCCCCACATAACGGCGCCGGCGTGCTGATCGCCCTGCTTGCGGGCGCGGACGATCGCCACATTGTTGAGGTCCATGCCGGGTATGAAATGCCGGTCGGGGAGCTCGCATTCGTGGCTGTAGACGACGTCGAGGAATGGGTGCTGCTTCTCGCCCTCCCCCCATGGCATGATCTGAATCGCCTGGATGCCTTGCGCCACCCACGGGTAGAGGCTGCACGACGTCGCGAAAACCTCGAAAGCTGCAACACTGCGGAAAATAATGACATCGGCACCGTTCGGCAGGCCCTCAAACCCCGACCCCTTGGCGGTATCGAGGTGCGGATTCTGCGTCGTGCCGGGGCTCCCCGTGAAATCAGTGCCGGCGATGACCATGACGCCACAGTCCTCAAGGGTCGCAAGGTTATAACGCTCAGTTTTCCACACCATATAGTCGGCGCCAAGATCGAGCCCCTCGACCTCGCGGAGCACATCGTGGTTGCGACCGCGCCACGTGGCAGCCACTGGCAGGTGTCCACGCTCGACGTAGGCGGTGCGCAGCTGAACGTTCCAGCAATAGGTGGTCCATACATCGAGCTGCAGGGCAAGCTCGATCGTGTCAGGCGCCACCTGTACGATGTCGTTGATGAAATAGTAGTAGACGCGGACGTCATCGTCTTTCGGGTGAAGGTTGGAGAGCTTCGGATCCCTCACTCGGACGTAGTTGAATTGCATTGCCTGTGGCCATGGAATATCGAGCCGCACCGTTTGCTGTTGAGTGAGTGGGGTGAATTTGTTGATAGTGAGCGATTTGCCGCCCTTACGGTGCAGGTAAGCGTCGATCTGCTTGAAATTCTGCCACTTGACGACGTTTCGGTACTGAGCGTCGTAGTCGACGCGGGCGAGCAGCACTTCACTACCGGGCCCCCAGCCTGCCCACTGCGGCATGATCGTCACCTCCTATAGGAACAGCCCCGGGGCGGATCGAAAACCCCGGGGCTGTCGGCGAGTACTCGCTCCGACGCCGGTTGCTCAGGCCGGCGCCTCACTCCGCACTGTCGCCACTTCTAGACGACGTTTATAGTATATTCTCCGTAGGCCTTGCCGTCAAGCCCGGCGATTGTGAGTTTCACCACAAAACTGGCCTCGCCTTTGGCGATCGACACTGCCGTCGCAAAAACGTTGACGCCGACCGGGTAGACCTGGCTTTCGGCGCCGTCCTCCGCAAGCAGTGCTTTGCGGGAGCGCGTGACCGTGTACTCCTTCGTCGTTTCTGTAAATTTTGCGACACGGCGGCCGAGGATGTCGACGCCCTTCAGCTCGGACTTCGTCGCCGGCCACTCCGGGAAGCTCGGGCCGCCGATGCCAGTAAACTGCGTTTCCAGTCTGGCGCTGTCCGCCTCCGCGGTGACGGTGATCGGGCCGAGCTCACGCGGGCCGATCGAGAGGACGCCGGCCTGGGAGACCCGTGTGCGGGAGTCGGTGCCGCGCACCGACCAGCTGATGTCCGGGTCGGTGCCGCCGCCGGTGCAAGTGGCCTCCAACTGGTAGTTGCCGCCACGCACCATACCCTCCCCTTGGACCTCTTTTGCGCCCTCGCCGTATGCTTTGATGGCAGTGATGGCTGTGACGGGGTCCTTGGCGAGGATGCGCTCGGTTTCGCCGCCAGTCCAAAACATGATCGCCGGCACGAAACGACTGCAGCTGATGATTTCGTGGTGGTGCAGGAAGATGTTTTCCTGGCTCGGCTCGGTCGGATCCTGGAAATTAAGGTTCTCCAGGAGAGTATCCGCCACGACGAAAAAGTCACTGTCGACGAGGATCGCCTGGCATCCGCCCTGTGGGAAGTACTCGGCCGGCACCTCGATGATGTGGTAGGGCACCTCAGCGTAGGAGACGTTGAAAAGTGCTGCCAGCCCCTCGACATCCAGGGCCGCATTCGCCTCGGGCGTGATGAACATCACCAAGTTGTCGGGTTTCGCCGCGATCGGGAAATGTGCTGCGTTGTAGTAGGGGCTCCGGAATTTAAGATTCCCGGCCATTGCGCGCATTTTGCGCAGCGCCAGCCTGACGTCGCGATCGGTGACATCCTGTGCCGAAATGTCCGGAATGTGCGCGTGATAGAAGCCTCCGCGCCGCTCGTACTCGGTGAACAGACGCGACATGAGGAGGAACTCGTCCCACTTGTCCGACTCGGACGGCGCCGCCATGATGTCCGAAATGAGCCCGGACATGTCGCCCTCGCCAAGGAAGGCACTCTTGATGACGGCGCGTTCCACCGAGACGGGGTAGACGTCCATGCGGTTCTTCTCGTGGAAGCTGACGTCGACCGGGACCCGGTGGGTGCCGAAAGCCATTTTCTCGCCGAAGCTGCGGTTCGGGTCGTACGCCTTGGCGCGGATCAGGCCCGTCTGGTATTCCTCGATGCCGTTACCGTACTCAATGAGTCCGCGCTTGAAGCGCGCGAGAGGGTTGGTCCACGAGTTGTGACGGGCGACGATCGTGCCGATCTGCGTCATGAGCGCCGTGTAGATGGGATTCCACAGCTGGCGGTGCTGGTCCAGGTAGCGGACCGTCGTCTCTACGCCGGCCTGGGTCGGCGACGGGATTCGGGCCTTGTAGCCGATGTTGGCGCCGTTGATGGCGACCTGCAGGAGCTCACCATTGCTGACGCCGGGCTTCAAGGACGGGACGTTAGGTACGGGCATCTATCAGTCCTCCGCAATAATATCTTCGAGAGTCAGGGATTCGGGATCGACGTCGGCGACCGACGTCTCGGGCGCCTCGTCGATCGCGGAGTGCTCGACGATCGCGCGCAACTCCGTACACTGGGCGAGCGCCTCCTCGGCAATCTGCCGCACCTCGGAAATCATCTCCGTCAGGTCGGCGTCGATGGCGTCGGACTCCGCCTCCACGACATCCGACTCGTCCATCTCCTCGGGGGCCGGGGCCTCGTCCGGCTCGGTTTCACGTGAAACATCTTCTTCGGGCGTATCCGCCATGTATGTCCTCCGATCGGTAGTGGGGGATGCCGCCCCCCGGCGCCGGACGGCACCCAGCCACGGGATCAGGGCTGCGGCCGGTCTCACCCGGGGCTCTCCGCGCGCCCATCGCCGGCGCGCACGGGAGGGGCATCATGTGCGCAGTATATCACACTGCCGCCAGCTTCGACCAGTCTTTGAGCGTGTAGGTCTCGCGGACGTAGGCGGCGCCGCCCGGCACCATCCTGCAGACGCGATTCTCCAGCACGGCGTAGGGGCGGACGTCCTCGTAGCGGACGAGCGGCGCCAGGTCGCCGGAAAGCCCCGCCATGACGGCCGTCGATCCGGCGCCGGAGTCCAGGTAGTACTGCTTGGGCCCGACAAATTTTGCCCTATCGAATATGTCGCGCCGGGACCATTGCCCCAGCCCCTCGCCAACGTCGGCGCCGCGAGGCGGCTCGCCCCCGAGGAGGATGACCGAGTCCGTGTCGTAGTAGAGTAGGCGGTCGAAATTTGCGTTGGCGACATGCACAAGCTTCCGGCGCCCATAGGCCGTTACAAACGCCGCCAGGGCGGGATAGATGCTATTCACGTAGCGCTGGCTGATCTTAAATGGTTTCAAGATGCCGTCGCTATGGACAAGGCTCGGGCCGTCATCTTCGCGCGAGTCGACGAGCTCGTAGCCGAGACCCTGCTCCACCATGAGCGTCCGCGTTGCGAATTTGCCATACACCGTATTCAGGGCCTGCTTGGCGACGAGGCGCATCGCCGGATCTGAGTGGGACTTCATCTCGTACAGAGGCTCGATATACGGCGCCAGATCCCCCGTCGAACCCTCGTACTCGAAACAAGAATTCCAGCACCACACATCGAAGTCATAGTATGTCGTCAGGCACTCGTAGTCGACGGACGTGATCCAGCACGACGTGGAGACGTCATCATCCCACACCTTCGTACCGCACTCGGTTTTCTGAAAAAAGCACGGCACACCCCAGCCCAAACGCCCTTCGCAGACGACATTCGCGATCCAGAGGCCGCCCATATCCTCCGGCGCCCCCTCATGATAGTAGGGGCGCCCGACTGGCA